AGAGAAAGAAAGCTGCAGTTCTAAACTCTAACTGTGCAAAGTCTGCTTCTAGAATCTTACCACCTTCCCAACGTGACACAAACACTCTCTTTACAGGAAATGTACCACCTCTAGGCATGTTCTGCATGTTAGGATCTGCTCCACTAAACCTGCCTGTTGATGTTCTGTGTTGCAGTAATCTCACATGAAGCATACCATCAGGTTTAACGTAAGCATTTATACCCTCAACAAACGAAGATAGATAAGTATCTAGAGCAGACAATCTTTGTAGATCAGTTAAAAAGTTTACTGCATCTTGCATCTTATTTTTCTTTGCAACATTAGCTAGTATGTCTAAATATGTTTTATTGATAGTGAAACCATTTGCACTAACCCACTTAGAAGATGGTGCAGAAAACTTTAGTCCTGCTATGTTCTTTGTAGGTACAAAATGATATCCCAAAGTATTACATGATACGCATCTGCTTGGATTAGCATATGGCTTACCATCTTTCTTTATCTTCCTAATGTAACCTTCTCCAAAGCAGTCTTTACATTTAACTGCATTTGTCTTGTAAACTAATGTTGAATTTTCTTTTACTGTATCTCGGTAACTACTATCATCCATATATTTATGAAAACTGTTTGCCCACATAGCTTTGTCTTTAGGCTTCCTACTATAGATAACCCAAGACATTTGTTCAGGACTATTAAGATTAATAGGTGTATCTCCCATCAAGTTCTGCACCTGTTGCTTCAATCTTTTCTCAATGTCCTGCTTCTCTTGTTCAAACTCTACTCTAACTTTATCTAGTGCATCTTTGTCCACCTTGAAACCATTCTTATAAATCTTGGCAAGTGTAACACATACTTTGTTAGTCAAGATAACAGAGTTCATCAAATCACTATACTCAGGTGTATTAAGTTTCTTGTATATTGCATCTGCTAGTTGTTGTGTAGCATGTAAGTCTGCAGACAGATAATATGATAATTCATCTGCAGGTATCTCATCTGTATTGTAACCTTTAGCAAAGTAATTTTTAAGTGTATCCTCTTTCTTTGTATCCAAGTCATACCTGATGGCACAGTCTCTCAAGTGCAATGGTTCTTTGAGACCTCTTTGTAATATGTATTCACCAAGCATTGTATCAAAGACAGGACCATCATACTTGAATCCACACTCCCATATCCACATCAAGTCATAAGCTATGTTATGTCCTATCAGTATAGTTGCTTGGTCAATCAATTCTTGTACACCATCAAAGTTGTCTCTAAATAAATGTTCTTCGCCTTTATCTGTTAGACAACCTACCATGACCAATCTATTGTTTGGTTCAAAGGGGTCAAGATGTAACTTACCATCTCTTTTTGTTGTTGTATTTTCTACATCAAGTGTTAGTTTCATTTAATCTTTCCTTATGTTTCTTTAAGTATATAACTGCTCTTTCAATAATAGTCAAGTCATCAGAGAATCCACCTAGTCCTGTGTTGCATTTATGACACACCCAACCTCTGAAGGTATTAGTGTCATGACAATGGTCTAGTACCCAATTCTGTAATCTAGTCTGTCCATGTTTACCTAGTTCCTCTAGTGTCCTATCACATATAGCACACGAATAATCTTTATCAGGATAAGCATTTTCTTTTCTTAATTTATTTAATATTTCCTTGTGACCCTTTCTACATGATCTACAGGTTCTCTTTATCTCTCCTGCTTTCATAACAGAGTAATGTGTTATAGGTTGTCGTATGCCACACTTTATACATACAACACCATCAACAAATGGATTCTCTTTTTGTGGCAACTCTTTAAATAAACTAAATTGTGTCATGCTTCATATCTTCCTACCCTGTAATTCAAATTACAATGAACGACACCATGCCATCCTGTAAGTTTATTCTTTACCACATTTAAATGTCTTTGTAAATCCTCTTCAGTATCCTCTTGTCTTGGTGGATTCTTGGCGATGAGAATCATCAAATCTGCTTCGGCTGCCTTACCTGTTCTACTGCCTTCCATCATACTCTGATTAAGCAACACCTTACCTTCTGCATCTGCAGATAGTTGTGACATGTAAAAGACTGCACACTTATGTTCCTTTGCAATCATACGAGCATGAACTGCATTTGCCTTGAGTGCTTCATCTGTCCTTGCAAAACCACCTGTACGTGCAAACTTGTCTCCCATGTCAAGCACAACGATATCAGGTTGGTATGTCTTACACACACTCTCCACCCAAGCCATGTCACGACCTGTTGCATCTTTTATCTTGATGTTATCTTTGACAGGTGCATACAAGTCACGTGCTTTACTCGGATTACTTTTTATCTCTCGCATGGTCATGCCTGTTGATGCAGTCAAGTATCTTGCACCAACTCTGTGGCTACCTTCTTCGTTACACAGGATGATGCAACTAGCACCTTGTCGTGCCAAGCCATCAGGACCTGCTATTATGCTTGAGTGAAAGCTCGTCTTACCTGTGTTAGGTCTAGCTCCTATCTCTATTAGATGTCCTGCATTGATGCCTTCCACCTGTCTTGTTAAACTTGGCACGTTAAAAGACCAACGTGCTTCCAAATCATTCTTAGCTAATAATGTATCAATCTCCATGTCATCCCACTCCACGTTAAGGTTAGGTGTAAAATCATCTCCGTATACTTCTAGTATGTTGCGTATAGGTTCTAATGACGAGTGAGAACCATTCACGTAATCAAAGCCTATGTTTGCAATGTCTTCGCCAACAACTTGTTGAAACAGTTTAGATAGCACCTCTTGTGCTACATCCTCTCCCATTGGTTGCTCGTTCTTTACCTGTTTAAACAGATGCGAGTATGCTTGTTTCTGTGCAGTAGTAAGAGTTGGATTGCTTGACATGAAGAGTGCTTCAATCTCATCAGGTGTCACAGTCCTTTCATACCTACTCATGGCTTTGTCTATTGTCTGCTTTATCTTTCTAGCATCCTTACTAAACAATCTGTCAGGACACTTTGCTCCACGATGGGAATCATAAAATGATTTATCCATCAAACTTCTTATCAATGCTAATTCCATATCTGTGTCTCCTTTGGGGTTAATAGTTTTAAATTATCTAAGTCTTCTTGTTTCCTATATTTCAAATCGTCATGCAACTTGAGTATCTTAATATCCTTGACATGTGATCTTAACTCTTTGGCAAATGCAAAGGACTTGGGTAGTGCGTCAGGGTCAAGTGCTATTATTGCAGTAGAGAACTGTGAAAGGAACATCTTGTGTGAATCTGATAATGATGTACCCAACACAGCTACCCCAACATATACATCACTGCCAATGACACATGCACTAACACAATCCTCTACTACTATTGCGATACTACCACAACCAAACGAGAAAGGCAAGTCCGAAGAACCATACCTCTTCCACTTTGGCAGTTTCCTGTAGACTGATCTACCTGTAGCATCAACAATCCTGCCATTATCTTTGATAGGAAAGACAACTCTACTTTCTTTGACATCATATAACAAATCAACTGTATCTACATCTAAGTCCCACAGTTCACAAAAGTTCATGACCTCTCGTCTGTGATTATGTGGCACGATATACTCAGGCATTTCAAATGATGTCCCAACTTGGGACACCTTGTTGATATCACGTATCTCTTCAACAGTCATGTGAATACGTGAACTACCTCGTACACTACAAGATGCTTTGTAACAATTCCATACGAGAGAACCCATGTTATTTGTAACAGTAAATGTCTTGTAAGATTTACACTCAGGACAATTCATTCTCTTTGTTTCTCCATTACGTATATCTAAGTCTTCAATATATGTGTATACATTATACATGTTATTATATATATCCTTCCTTGTCGGCACTTAACATGCTTGTAGCACACGTTTCGTGATCTGTCAAATTTCTACGTGCCTGTAGTGCCAAGTTAGCACTTGTGAATGTATTTTTCATGTAAGGTTTCACTGATTGTGGGTTAGCATGACCTGTTACAGACATAATATTACCCATAGAAACACCTGCATCAACCATTTCAACTGTGCCTGTTCTACGTAAGTCACTTAATCGTAGCTCATTAGAGAGTCCTGCAGAGGTCATAACTTTTCTAGCCATTATGGGTAGCTTTGTTAGTGAATAAGGCTTGTATGACCCTTTAAATGGTCTTGAACGAGGTGCTACATACTTTTGAAACCCATAATCATCTTTTTGTTGTACTAACATTTCATGTAACTCGTCTGATATAGGTAAAAATACTTGTGCTCTTCGTTTAGACTGTTCTATCTGCATACGTTTAGCATCTAAATCAAGGTTAGACCACTCAAGAAGTCTCATATCCCCAATACGTTGACACCATTCATATGCCATATGTGCAATCAAGCCAATGCTTCTTGTTTTAAAATCAGAGTAAGCAGTATCAAGAAACCTGATAACGTCTTCTTTTGTCCAAACAACTTTTCTATGTGCAACGACACGTTTTTTGATATTGCTAAATGGATTCATGTGACAATGCTCCATGTTGATTCCATAATTAAGCAAGACTCTGATGACAGACATAAGATGATTGGCAAGTGACACACCTCTCTCACACCATTTGTTGTAAGACAACTTTGCGAGTTTGGTGGTCAAGCTAGACAGTTTATAACTGCCTAACTCTTTACCATCAACCACACTTGTAGAGCAAACTATACCTAAGAAATACTTATATTGTGCTTTAGTTTCTGCTCGTAAGTTATTGTATTCAAAGGATATATAATACTCATTGAGTAAATCTTCAACCTTCATTATGCCACCAATAATGACTTGAACTGAGGTGAAGAAATCCACTTTGCGACTTCTTGTTCTCTCTTCCACATAGTCTCTGCTTTTGTATCAAAGCCTGTGTTACGTATGTTGAAGCCATTCCTCTCATCTGCGTATGATGCGTAATTAGTGAAGGCAGAATACAGAGCATAAACATTCTTACCTCGTCTAGATATTTCTTGACAAGCTAACTCGTACATCTTCTTAGCCATAGTCTCTGACTTAATTAGCTTACCCAAGAAATCTTTACCATCCACGTTGAGTGGTATGTTTGCCCACTTCTGCATCATCTCACAACGTAAGTCAAAGTTACTCTTGGCTAACTTAACTTCTGCAATCAGTCTGCCCATAGTGAAGCCACTTGTGTTCTTCATCTTGATGAGGTCAAACTCTCCACCAACTTGTCCATTGGAACAGAAGCTATCAATAGCACCAAAGTATACTTGGTTAGATGTTAAACCATCTATGCCATGCAGAGCAATGATCCTCTCATTGATTACTGTTTGATGTTTAGATGTCGTGATTGTGTGCTTCACGTTTGGTAATGTAATGTCTAAGAATACAAAGGCATTGTTTCTTCCTGTCTTTATTTTTACCTTTGCACCATCAAGGTCATGAGGATGTCTGTTATCCTGTATGACTTTCTTGATACCATTGAAGAAGTTTACGTGATTTACAGTTGAGAACTTATCTCCTACGATACCTATGTATTCTCCTGTAACAGAGTTTTTTACGTATCGTTTACCTGCAAACTTAGTGTCCTCATACTTCACTTTGAAGTCTAGGTCTGTACCCTCTAATGTGTAGAGGTTTGGTGTGTATGAATCTAATGGCATGTTAGTCTCCTTTCAAAAATTATGTCCCAACTTGGGACTTTGGTTAAGTGATACTTGCTTATATAAGGTACATTAAGAATTGTCAAATCGTTTATGTTTGTTCTTTCTGTTATATGAACCTTTACCCTTTTTGGGTGGTACGATTTGTTTTCTTTTCCTTGTATAAGCAAGTAATCTAGCTATAGGGTTAATTCTATTTAATTTAAAAATCATTTTGGTCTCTCCATATATTATCTATTCATGTGTTATCTCCTTTATTTCATCTTCTAAATAAACATTTCCTACATCTAAGGTATACCAATTTTCTCCACTCCATCTTTTTCTTTTTATTATTTTACCTTCAGCTATTGAAATGAGATCTCCTTGAATATATTCTGCTCCTTGAACTTCAGTTCCTAATGAGTATTTATACATTATTCATGTTCTCCCCCTTTGTCATTATCGTCATATTTGATTCTCTTGCCCTTGTAGTACATGTATCTACTTCTGCTTGGTGTATGGTAACCTTTCTTCAAGAAGAATGTAGGCTTTCTCTTTGCAGTTTCAAATGTAGCTACAGTTAATACAACTGCACATATAATAAACACGTGAGCAATCGCAGTTATACCAAACACCCACATACTACCAAAGTACATAGAGAATACTATGCACCACATCCATGCTAATACTTGCATGACCATGTGCCTAGTGTTCAAGTCAGGTACGTGTCGTAATGGATTACGTTCATGATTCATGACTGATTGCCATGTGTCGTGTACTATTTTAGTCATATATACTTCTCCCATAATGCTTGTAGAAACACCCAAAGTCCATAGACATGAAGTGCTACTACTACTGTTTTTAATACTTTGTTCATTGAGTCATCTGCCATGTAGACCCAATCGTGATATTTTTTACTCATCAGGATACCTTGATTGCTATGTAAATACATAGTCCTATGATTAACAACTTACCATAGTCAAGGTCAAACTTTGTGCCTTCTCCATACTTCTTGTTGTAATCTACATTAAAAAAGTCTGATATTCTATGCCACATTGTACACTCTCCTATTTTTTATACTCGTATGAGCCACCCCATCTAGTGTAGTGACCATGTTCACATTCAACTTTAGCACCTACAATCCTAGCAAGTGTATGCTCCATGTTATCTAAGTTACATACCTGTTCGTAATCTATTGGGCATTTATCGTCTGTGTTAGCATTAATACTTCGTAAGTCTTCAAGTATTTTTAGTATCTCTCTTGACTGTTGTTGTGTCAAGTTTAGTATTCTATTTATTTCTTTTATTTTTTTAGCCATTTGATAACTCCTTTCCATCTGTCCATCGTTTATCCCATATAGGGTCATTTAGTTTATACTTCTTCTCAATCTCCATACCCTTGAGTATGTGTGCAATCACATCAACTGTCCAACCATTACCAATCATCTTGTATCGTTGTGTCTTTGATACACCTTCTGTGTAATTGTCAGGTAGTGTCTGTAATCTCTCACATTCAATAGGTGTGAGCTTTCTCCACGTCATACCTTCTACCACAACATTATCTTTTTGTACAGTAGTAAGGCAATTAGTCTTGTCATCTTCTCGTATCTCCACTTGTGGTGTCAATGGTAAATCCATTTGGTAATCTTTACGTACACCATCTGCATCAAGCCTACGATTAACAATGCGACCACCCTTTGCAGAATACGTAGCTACCTTTGGCTCTCTGTTGCCACCTTGCATGGTCAATAGTGTAGGTGCTTTACCATTCATGTGATACACCTCTTTCGTTGCTCGGTAGTTGTAGTGTGCATACTCTTCTGCCATGCCTACAGGTATCAGTCTGTCAACAATCGTCATGCCATTGTTACCTGCACCCTTGTACATTGTAGCAGTCGCACACAATGCTTTTTGATATGGGTGCTTGTGGTGTCTAGCATTTCTCTCGTTGATAGGCACAGGTGGTTCTCCATGATCTTCTTGCAGTATATCTTTCAACACTAGTCCCTTGTCTTTCATGTTCATGTCAACAGGTATGTTTGTCCAATATAATCTTCTACGACTTTGTGCAGAAAACAAACTAGAGTTTATCTCTATTGGTTCTACACCCATGTAGTCTGTGATTACATCTTGGAACTCTTGTTTCATCTTGACATTCTCAAGCAAGAAATACTTTGGCTTGATTGCATCTTTAACTTTTACAAACTCAAAGAATAACTTGGAACGTGGATCGTCAAATGCTAACTGACCCCCTGCAAATGAGAAGCCTTGACAAGGTGAGCCACCTAGAAGTAGGGTTATGGGTTCAGAGTTGTATGGGGTACGTGTAGCATACCAATCTTTTAACTTTGTAACATCTCCTAACTGTATTGTATTAGGAAAGTTCTTTTGTGTTATCTCCATAGCATACTTGTCTATCTCACAAGCATAGTATCTATGGACAGGTATGTTAGCACGTTGTAAGGCTAACTGCCCACAACTCATGCCATCAAATAAACTTAGTACATTCATATTAGACTCCTATGTAGCATGAAAAGAATAATGCAATTATTCCTGTCACAATTAAAATTAATATTTTATCGTTATCATTAGGTAACATTCTAATCTCCTTTGTCCCAACTTGGGACATCTAGTTATAAACAATCACAAAATGTATTTATTATAGCCATTGCCATGATGTAGGTAATATATAACATAATTACCCCACCAAAGCAAATGTAGAATAGTTTAAATAGCATCTATGTAAACTCGTAAGTGTGTACAGTCTTCTATGTTTGCACCATGATATGCTTTACCTTGTCCATACAACTCTTTCTTGAGATGTTGCCCTCGTACTCGCATGGTATAAGATTCATTGTTAAGATATACTTTCATACCTCTAGTCAACTTCTTACCATACTCATCGTTAGGTATCTCACAGAATACATATCTATGTCCCTTAGTCTTTGATGAATCTTCTAAGCCATTGTACTTCTTATACCAATGTTGCACAGTATCTTCCAAGCCTTTTACTTTCTCACGTAGATGATCTATGTAATCATCTTTCTCATTTACTATGCTATCAAGTTTTTCTATCTTAGCAACTAAGTCTTTAGTTGTACCCATATGCTCTGATCTGTCAAGCATATCTTCTTGCTCACACAACTTAACAAATGCCCTGATCAAGTGTTGAAAGTCCATCTCTGATACAGGTATCTTTTGTCCTTGTGCCTCTGAATAATAATGCTTCTTGCCTAGATCGTACATATCACAAGCTAACTTACCTGTGTCGTTGATTGCACCTAGAACGTCTACTAATTTATGTATCTTCATTATACTAACTCCTTACCTTGAACGTAGTTGTTATCTTTTTCTATTATGTGTGGTGCAGATTGCATGTAGTAATCTACCATGTCTACTGCGTCTTGTTCTGACTCTGCCTCTACTGAATAGTAAAGGTAGCCATTCATACCTTCAATGTGTATTTTAAAAAAGTATTCTTTCATGTTTATCTCCTGTGTTGTGTCCCAACTTGGGACATGGTTAAATGTAAACTTCAGGGTTGCCACCTTCAGAGGTGTCCATATGTATTATGCCAACCCAATCTTTTGGAATCTCATTCCACTCAGTAGGCTTGTACTGATTATCACTCATGCCTTGATGCATAAAGTAATCATCTGTATAAGGATTATACTTCACTCTGTCCCAATCTGCAAACTCCTTCTTTAGAGCTTCAGAGGTGGATACATAGTAGTCGCTTATATAACCTACTGCAAAGGCATGAACATTCTTCTTGCCCTCTTGTCGCACTCGCTTTTGTCCACCCTTGCGAACAGTAAAGCCACCTTCAAGAACTACACCTGATCTATGGTCAACAACAAGACCACTTTTGCAGTCTTGTATGCTCCAACATTTCTTGTGTAGATTCCAATAGACTCTGACTTTAATTCCAAATAGCTTTACTTCCATAGAACTTCTCCTGATGTTGTTGTTTAAGTTTACGTTGCATCTTCCTGTTAAGTTTCCACATATTTTTATTCTTAGTATTAGGCTTTTTCCTAACAGGTATCTTTTGAAATGTATCTTGATTGTTCATGTACTACTCCTCTGTTCTTCGTCTGTTTGTCTTAGAAAGTTTCCAAAGCTATATCCTATATTATATAAGTAATTAGGAACAAGTGAATCTATACCTTTAAATTTATTATCTCTTGTTTCAGTATTATAGAACCCATCCCATACTCCAATCCTATAGGGGTGTATTGTATTATCAATAAACTTCTGTACAGATGTTTTTAATGATATGTTTTTTGTATTCATTTGATACTCCTTGTCCCAACTTGGGACATTGTTAGTGTTAATACTTTTTTACTTTCTCAACGATAATGTCTGTTGTGCCATGTCTGTAGCACAACAAACAATCCTTGCACTTTTGACCTGTACAATTCTGATCGTCAACATATTCATGTTCTAGCACATTATTGAATGTCTTGTCAAAGTGCTTGGGTGGTTTGCTCAAGATTGTACCTACTTTTGGATTACTGTAAATGATAATAAGGTTTTTAGGTTTATCTCTTGAATCAAAAAATGGTTTAATAATATCTGTGCGTTTAGTCCACAACGTAAACGTACAATGTGGGTTGTGTTCTGCAATACGACAGAAGTTCTCTATGTGTGTAAACTTATCGTATGTCCTGATAACTTTGCCATTCGCAGGATCAACAGTTTCAGTACGTAATTCGCCATGTGCATCAAGTCGCATGAAAGCCTTGAGATATGTAGGCAACTCATGTGGTTCAAGCAATCGTTCTGCAAGGAACTCATTACGAGCCAATGCAGGTCTCATGTTTTTGCGATACGTACTGAGCATAGTGTGGCTATAGCACTCTCCACAAATATCTACGACATATCCTGCCTTTTCATTCTTTTCTTTAGCCTTGATGTATCTGTCGTAACAAAAGCCATTGCTAGGTGTATCATCACTAATAGCCTCTAGCTCAATAAGTTTGCCTGTCATTTTTGACGTATGAATTGCTTGTAACATATGTAACTCCACAAATATTGGTTAATTTAAGTAGGCAGTTTTATAAGATGCCTAGCTTGGTGTGTCCCAACTTGGGACATTATCCTGCAAAGTGTCGCAGTTGCCTTACAGGTGCTTTGTGTTCAAAAGCAAGGGTACGTTTACCTATGTGATACTGCTTAAACGTATCGCCTTGTTGAACAGTCCAACCTCTTGAGGTAGAAGCTCTTTTTCTGTAGAAGCCTTTCTGACCTAGAAAGTTGAATCTAAAACCCTTAGTGCCATCATTTAATGGCTTGGTAGCTAAAATAATAAACATATAAAATCTCCTTTGTTAAATGTTAATGTTTATCTTGCTTACACCCTACCACAGGATATAAGCATTGTCAAATGGGACATCATATTTTCAATAATGTATATACTGCACCACTTAATCCTAGTACACCCATTGTATATATAGCGAGTTGTATAAGTCCTGTGTTATAGAGTATGTCATTACCCATGATAACTAAAATAACCACAGAAGCTATCAATAAAAATATACCACCTAATTTTTCTAACATTAGTTCTCTCCTTAGTTTGCGTTAGTAATTGAGCCTTCATCTTCCAAGGCTAGTCTATTCTCAAGTGCATTGTTTATTAAATCCATGAATACACCATGAGATATTTTTTGACCTGTTTTCGTGTCGGTTATCCATTTCAAGCTAGGTCTAGTCATGAAATAATCTCTAGCTTGTTTTAACTCTTGATATGTTAGTCCATCAAACATTTACTTCCCTTTCATATAGTTCTGCTCTGTGAA